CTCTTGGTGATGGTAAAGAGCTTTGTGCAACTGACCACCCGACTAATGGCGGTGGTAATTTGCGTAACGAGCTCAGCACACCAGCAGACCTTAACGAAACATCTTTGGAGCAGTCGCTAATTGATATTGCGGCCTTTATCGATGAGCGTGGTTTGAAAATTGCTCTACAGGGTCGTAAGTTGATTATCCCACCAGCACTCCAGTTTGTAGCTGAGCGTTTGATGGCTTCTAATCTTCGTCCTGGAACAGCAGATAACGACGTTAATGCAATGCGTAATATGGGTATGCTACCTGACGGTTATGTGGTCAACCACTTCCTAACCGATACAGATGCGTTCTTCATTAAAACAGATGCACCTAACGGCTTTAAGCACTTTGAACGTGCGGCTATCAAGACTTCCATGGAAGGCGATTTTGATACAGGTAACGTCCGCTATAAAGCTCGTGAGCGTTATAGCTTTGGTGTTTCAGATCCGCGTTGTGTATTCGGTTCTCCTGGAGCCTAATACATCAGATAATGAAAAGGGCGGCTTGCGAGCCGCCCTTTTTTCGTTTATAGTTTCTGCAAGTCCTGACAACCACATTGGGTGGTTGACATTAGCCAAGACAGGAGACTTAAATGGCTACTACTACTTTTAACGGAGCAGTCCGCTCCGAAAACGGTTTTAAAGTTATCAACAAAGACGGCACTACAGGTGCGATAACTGAAACTTCTTCTATTGCTTCTACTGGTGTTTTCACCAATAAGTACATCAAGCACGTTGGTTACGCTTCTGGTGTGACAGTAAACACTACAGCAGGTGATAGCCCGACTATTGCTACATTTGTACAGCCAGCAAACACAATCCTCACTGACATTAAAATCTTTTGTGATGTTTCTCCAGTTATTGGAACAGGCGATATTGGTTACGAAGTTGGTACATCTAGCTCTGGCGCACAGATTGTTGCGGCAATTACTGATGAAATCCTTGATGGTGGAACAACTGTTGTTATCGGCAACGTGACAACCACCACATTAGTTGCGACAACACAGAATGCGGCTACCGCTCCAGTTTCTCCTCAGTATACTTCTGCCGCAAGAAATATTTTCTGCAACATTACAAACACTGTGGACGCAACAACAGCAGGATCGTTCACCTTTATCATTGAGTATGTTCAGATTGCTTAGTGTACAATAGAGAGGGGTTAGCCCCTCTCTTTTAAAAAGGAGAAAAATATGGCTGGCTCAGATGTAAAAGCTATTACACGAACTGCAACAGGTGCATTTTTTGCTGGTCCCGCTAGGATCAGAGGTGTGTATATAAAAACGAATTCTTCAGGCTCTCCAGCTTTTGTTATTAAAGATGGTGCTTCGGGGGCAACTGTTTTAGATATTACTTCAACAACAGGCCAAACAGATTCAATTTATGTTCCTGATGAAGGTATTAGGTGTTCTAGTAGTCCAACACTTACTACCCTAACAGCGGTTGATTCTATTACGGTATTCTTGTCGTAATGCCTAGCGCGAAGGATGTAAAAAGAACCCCTTCTGGTAAATTAACTTACCGAGGAGAAACTTTTCCTGGATTTAATAAACCAAAGCGCACCCCTAAAGGTCCTAAAAAGTCAGCAGTGTTGGCTAAAAAGGGCGACCAAGTAAAATTGGTGAGATTTGGGGATCCTAATATGAGTATTAAAAAAGATATTCCTGCGAGGCGCAAATCTTTCAGGGCTCGTCATAATTGTGCTAGTGCTAAAGATAAATTTAGTGCGCGGTACTGGTCTTGTAAGGCGTGGTAAAATGAAAGCAGATGATGTTCTAAAGTTATTAGAAAAACATGAGTCAGATTGCAGTGAGCGTTACGCCCAAATACAAAAACAACTTGATAAATTAGACATGAGGTTGTGGGGTATTGCTATTTTAATTATTGCGGCGGCGGCAGTTCCTAGGTTGTTTTAATGACTATAGCGAGAGGTAATATGGCACAGCAGATTAAAAAATCTCCCGCTAGCCGTAAAAAGAACCCTAAAAGAAAAATCCCAGCTAAATATCTTGCTGGGTTAAGCCCTGAAGAAAAGAAAAAACGACGCAAAGAGATAGAAAAGAACAGAAAGAAAAAAGATAACGACCCTAGTGCTTACAAATTTTCTACTGATTTTTCTAAAAGTGGTAAACGCAGAAAAACGAAAGAATCAAAATACACTAAGGCTTTTAGAAAACGATTTGGTTCTACAAAGAAAGCGTAATCATATGTCTTTAAACGAAAGCACAAAAAAATCTTTAGCGAAAAAAGCAGAAGCCGCCCGTAAAAAAGGTAAAAAAGTAACGGCTGGTCAGCTAGCTCAAGTGTATCGTAAAGGTCTTGCCGCGTATAAAACTGGTCACCGTCCAGGAACTTCTCCTAACCAATGGGCGATGGCAAGAGTAAACAGTGTGCTTACAGGAGGGAAGGCCGCAAAAGTAGATGCACATATTTTTGGTAAAGGTAAAAAACCGAAAGCAAAAAAATGAGTTATCTTACAAGTAACGTCCCCTACTTTAAATGTTGGGTGCGCCGAGAATATACATGCAACCATGAAAGACATCATGGTGAATTTTTACATGCAATGGTTATCGCGGTAACTACCATGCCAAATAGATGTTTGAGTTTCCAAGTTATTTTCACAGGATGTGAAGCAGATATGGAAAATGAACCAAATGTGCATGGCGGTGCGATGTGGGCAAGAATGCCTATAACTGCGTTAGTTGGCGATACACCTTTTGATGAATGGGCAGAGCCTATGCCAGTTCATGCGGCACAACCTTGGGATTGTATGTCTCATACTCACTCTGTTTATGTTTTAAATAGGGCTACTCCTTGCCCTTGGCTGGCTAAAATTGATGGTGAGTTTTTCCCCGCTAAATATTATTTTACGGTAGATTATACAGACAGCGAGATAGCAGACGACCCCGCTCAGCACAAACAAAGCCATGTGCTAGAACTTTTAGATGCGGGTGAATGGACAGGTAATATAGTGGCTTTGCCTAATAATCGTGTAAGAGTCACGCACCCAGCTTGGTTTGAAACAGGGGAAGGCGCACCTGATTTTAAGCCTTCTCAACACACACACTATTCAAAATCTGATTTAGACTATACAATGGATGTGAATCAGATATTCGATAATCTTTATGCTGAAGAGGAACAAGAAAATGGCGATGAAGAAAAAGAATTACGCTAAAGGCGGTCGTGCGATGAAGTCCAAAGGCGGTGCTATGGGCGGTAAACGCATGATGAAATCCAAAGGTGGCGCAATGGGCGGCAAACGTAAAATGATGTCTAAAGGTGGCGCGGCTGGCGGCAAAATAGTTAGAGGTCCTAACTCATAGGAGAGTTAAATGGCTGTTTCAGGTTCCAACGATTTTGAGTTAGATGTAGCTGATTATGTTGAAGAGGCTTTTGAGCGTTGTGGCTTAGAGGTTAGGACAGGCTACGACCTTAGAACAGCCACCCGCTCTTTAAACCTTATGTTAGCAGATTGGGCGAACAGGGGTTTAAACCGTTGGACTATGGCACAAACTTCTACCAGTTTAACTTCTGGAACTGCTGATTACACGCTTGGAGCAGATACTATCGATATTTTAAGCGCAGTAATACGCACAGGAACAGGAACTAATCAATCTGATATATCTCTTAGCCGACTAAGTCGTGATGGGTACATTAGTATAACTAATAAAAACACAACAGGTAGACCTACCCAGTTTTATGTAGATAGACAAATTAACCCAATAGTAAAACTGTGGCCTACTCCTGATAGTGCGGATACATACACATTAGTTTACGATAGATTAGTTCGTATGGATGATGCAGATAGTGCTACTAATACGTTGGATGTTCCCTTTAGGTTTTATCCATGTTTAGCCGCAGGATTAGCTTACTATTTAGCTTTGAAAAAAGCTCCTGAGCGGATACAAGTTCTTAAAGCTGTTTATGAAGAAGAGTTTGAGAGAGCGGCGGCAGAAGACCGTGATCGCGCTACTTTAAGTTTAACACCTAGCAGGGATTACTACACCTTTATCACATGAAATATGCAATCGGTAAAAAATCACTTGCGATATGCGATAGGTGCGGTCAGCGTTATCGTTACTTAGAATTACGCAAAGAATGGACAGGTTTGAAAACTTGTCGTGATTGTTTTGAACCGAAACACCCCCAGCTAGACCCAACCCCTCCTCCGTTTGAGCCGCAAGGCTTGCATGAGCCTAGGATAGACGTTAGAGAAGATAACAATCCTTTTGTCGTTTATACAAATGTTGGTTTAGGATTAATTGGAACACAATTAGACAGTTTCGAGTTGACCGCTAGTGTCGGCACAGTTACGGTGGTTATATCATGAGTTTTACTTATACAGAATTAAAAAAAGCTATAAAAGATTACACAGAAAACACAGAAGTTTCTTTTGTGTCTCATCTATCTGATTTTGTAAAAGCAACTGAACAACGCATTTTTACGACGGTGGATTTAGAAGTATTCCGTAAAAATGCCACAGGTGCGCTATCTTCTGGTAATCAATTTTTAGGTATGCCAACAGATTTTTTAGCGGCGTTTAGTGTCAGTATTACAAATAGTTCTACTAAAGAATTTTTGTTGCAAAAAGATGTTAATTATTTGCAAGAAGCGTACCCTGATTCTTCTGTTACAGGTGTTCCTAAATATTATGCAGTTTATGATTACCAAAATTTTATTTTAGCCCCTACCCCAAATGCCGCATTTAGTTCAGAACTCCATTATTATTACAGGCCAACTAGCCTTACCCAAAGTAAGTTTGAGTTAACGGTAAGTAGTGTGAGTGGTACTTTTCAAGCTAACGAAACAATCACAGGTAGCACGAGCGGGGCAACAACCACTATATCTTCTATAACTAGCGCGGCTGTTTTAGATATTATTATACCAAGTACTGATTTTACTGTGGGTGAAACAGTGACTGGTAGTACCAGTGGTGCAACAGGGACAGTAGTTTCTACCAGTGATGATACTACTCTTACTTATTTAAGTGAAAATGCTCCTAATACGATGCTGTATGGCTGTTTAGTAGAAGCATACACCTTTATGAAAGGTGAGAAAGATATGATGGATTTGTATAATGGTCGTTTTATAGAATCATTAGGCAGGGTTAAAGATTTAGCAGAAGCTCGCGAAAATGCTGATGCGTATAGACAAGGATTACCTAGTCGGGCAAGAACATGAAAATAGCTATAGTTGGTCTTGGTGGAAGCTTTTCAGATTATGCTTCTGCTAGAATAGCGTCTCAAGAATTTGACGAAATATGGGGTATAAATTGTATAGGTGGGATCATACACGTTGATAAGACGTTTATGATGGATCCTGTTTCTAGATTTTTAGATACTGAAAATGCGGGAACCCAAACAGGGATAGCTAGGAAATTTTTAAAAGAAAATAAAAAACCTATTATAACTTGCCAGTTAGATAAACGAGTTAAACAGTTAGAGCTGTATCCTTTAAAGGAAGTAGCAACAGAATTAAAATTTTGTTATTTCAACAATACTGTAGCGTATGCAGTTGCTTATGCAATTTGGTCAAAAGTTAAAACGATATGTCTATACGGTATAGACTTCACTTACAAAAATGTAAACATGGCTGAATCAGGCAGGGCATGTGTTGAGTTTTGGTGTGCTATTGCTGTATCAAAAGGTATAAAAATAGAAATAGCTAGTAAATCTGGTTTGCTAGATACTAATGTTCCGGACAATGAAAAATTGTACGGCTATCATAGACTTGATGACCCTTTAGTACAAACAGTGCAAGAAGGTGGTCTTTTGATAGCTAAACAATCTGAATTTGCGCCTCCGGAGCCCATAGAAAGTGACCCTGTTGTTTTTGGGAGGCATGATAATGTTTGAATCAATTTCCACTATAGGTGCAGTTAATATAATCACTTCTGATGAAGGTGGTTTATCTAATGACCAAATCGCTGATATGTTAGCTAATAAGCTACTTTATGTTTCTAGTGATGCTCCAGAACCTA